AAAAACATTTAAGTCAGAACAGCATGATTCAGCTCGGCCTAGCATGGGACTGGGTCAATTTAGATACATCAATGTGGAGGATCTCAAAGATGAAAATGACATGCGGCTGTAGGTGGAACGGTATCGGTTTTGACGTGATAGGGGACAAGCTGACGCTAGACAAGTTTGGCCATATCTTTTCGGTCCACACTATTTACCCGGCAGTTGCTGAAGATCTCGAATTGATCCGTGTCAATTACAATGCGTCCGATGTGACCAGAACGGTTAAAGTGATCGAGCTTGCGAACACGCTGGAGAATGAAATAGATGCGGGCTAAAATTATGGCTGGCTGTTTCCAGGATCTTATCAATAACGGTTTCGGTGCTAAAGCTGCTGCGGCTCATAGTCTATCGCTTGAATATACAGCCAATATTTTATTGTTAAAATTAGGGATAGAAGAGCCGAGCTATGAGCAGTTCAGCGAAGTCGTCGCCTGCCTTTCTGCGGTTATGCAAAAAGGAAAAGAGTTTTCTTAAAAGCATTTTACTGGATGGGGTACTCATACCCGGCCAAACTATTTTCATCCCAGTGAGAAGCATGGAAAAATATAACGGTTGGACGAATCGCTCGACTTGGGCAGTGCATCTTTGGATCACTAACGAATGGGACTATTATAGCTTGGCGAGACGAGACAAATTTTCTGGACCCAATTTCAAATATTAAAGATGACTGCGAGCCGCTTAGCGAAGTGAATTGGGATGAAGTTTCGGAAGCTCTAAACTAAAATTGGCCTCCTGAAAAGGAGGCTTTTTCTATCAATAAAGCGGTCAAAAATTCGCTGCAATCTGGTCAAAATCGACCCATTTATTTGCGCCAAAATGATCCGCCAAAATTGCTTTCCGAGCTTTAAAACAAGGCTTTTCGTCACTGAAAAGGCTCATTATCGAGTCGGTTAATTTGACCTTTTCCAGCGCCTTTTTGTCAGCTTTTAGAGCCTTAAAAGCCTTGGCAGTCGATGCGTTTTTCCATTCCATGGTCGCGCCTTTCAGCTAGTCATTTTAGGTAGTTATGCTTGATATGAATAAACCTTAGCTTATTAAGGGCTTAAAAGTAACTAAAAAATTACCAAAAAAAACATTAAATATATGGGAAAAAAAGCCGATAAGTGATATATAAGGCAGGCAATTAGGCCAGTCTTAACGGAGGAAAAATCATGGCACGGACTATGACAGTTGGAATGCTGATCGAAGAACTAAAACAATATGACAAAAATAGCGAAGTGCGTTTTGCGTATAACTCTGGGGATCATTGGAAAACCCAAGTAGCTGAGTTAATAAAAAGCGTAGATAGCGGCTTAGTTAGTTATTCGGAATACCATCGGATGGACAAAGTAGTTGATCCTAACGATGACGGCGAAATGCCAGACGAAGCAAAAGAAGTAGTTATTCTCAGTGGCCGTTAAAAATATGGAGATCAGAAATGAAAGAGAAAATTCAAGAGCTCTTGTCTAACCTGCAAGACTTCGTCGATGGTCGATTGGATATCGAATACAGCATTAATGACCATGCCAACGAGTTTGAATTTATGCGTGATTGTCTTAATCAACTAGAAATAATGGAGCTAAGGAATGAAAAAGAAAAGTGAGCAACCAGACGAAATAGAACTGACAAAATTAGTAAACGCAGCGTGCCGCGCATGGGGAGCAATACGAAGCGATGTTTACGCGCTACAAGGTCGGATCTCATGCGCAGGCGCTATCGAACTGGTTCTTGACTGCGATCGGATTCTGACGTTTGGCAAGTTGGATCGGAAAGTTTATGCAAAGTTTGACGAGCAGCTTGAGTCGATATTGAAAAAAAACAAAGCCCGGTGGCTTTATTAACAAGAGGTCGAAATGAAAAAGAAAAAGACGGTTAAAAAAATTGGCCAATGGTACTGGACTGGGGACGAGCGGTTTTTCCGGGGGATCTCTCAAGAAAAGGAAGGCGACGAAGACGACTATGACCATTGGGAGCATGGACCTTTTCCAACTTTTGACGCAGCTAAGAAATCGGCGATCCTGAACTATGCTAAACAGATGGACGATCTCGAACAAATAATTGTTCGAGTTAATTTAACTAAGGAGACATGATCATGAGTTACACACTAAGGCAAGTAAAAACAGGCTGGGAAATTCAAAACGGTTCAAGCATTACTGTCACGGTTCCGGATCTTAAGAGCGTGGAAAAGGCTGTGACTATGTTGGCTGAAAATTCAAAAATGACAGTAGGTGAAATGCTGACTAAGAAACCAGCTGTTAAAAAAGCAGCGCCTTCTATGATTCTAAGAAAAGAAGAAGAAGGCGAAGAATCGTTGTCTGATTCTGTATCCTCTATTTTCAAAACGGCCAAAAAATCATTGACCGTTGCAGAAATAATCGAACGTATCAAACCCGACGCCGATGCCGATCAGAAAAAATCTATACGAGGTATCATGTCGGTTCTCGGGACAAAGAAAATCCTCAAGCGCAAGAAAAACGCAGACGGTATTTTTGAATACTCCGCTAAAAAATAAGCTATGACAGCAAGGATGCTGTCTCCCCTGTATATTTTTCCCACCTCTCAATAATTACATCACAATACGCTGGATCTAGCTCCATGCCGTAGCATATGCGGCCTAATTTCTCCGATGCGATGATAGATGTTCCGGTCCCACAAAAACAGTCAACTACCGATCCACGAGGTGGACAAAAATTTTTAATAATATTCTCAGGTAAGTAAACTGGGAAAGTGGCTTTATGAATATCGGCATAGTCATTCCCGCTTGCGTTTGCACCTTCGATCACATTCCAATATGTGCCCTGGCTGAATTGCGCGTTTGCAAATTTTCGATTGCTAGCATTTATCTGACCGAAACAAATAATAGCTTCAACTTTGTTATTTATTACTCCTGGCTGTATGTGAGGAGCAGAACTCGTTTTTTTCCAATAAATCATATCCTTGAAATTGGAGCGGAAAGCGGACATAATGTCTATTACCACTCTTTTGTTTCTTTCGACTAGACCGATATTATAAAAGACTTCCGTGCAGACCTCGAGCATGCAATTAAGATTACTGGTGATAAATTTAAAAAAGTCTGTATCAGTTTGATTGTCGTCAAACCCTTTATATTTTTTTTGCGTACTCTTATTCCCGTCAATTTCCATTGATCCTGCATTGTAAGGCGGCGATGTAAAACAAATATCGGCATGATGACCATTCATCAATTTATTTATATCATCTCTTGAAGTGCTGTCACCACACATCAATCGGTGATTTCCAAGCTGCCAGACTTGGCCTAATTTAACTCGCGGTTCAACGTCTTCGGGTACTTCATCAGGATCGGTCAAACCTTCTTTCGGTTCCTCTTCTCGATCCAAGTCATCCAAAGAAAAATCCATAAAGTCCAAGTCGAATTTTTCATCCATCTCAAATAAGGCATCTAGTTCTTCACTTAATTCAGGAATAGACCATTCGCTTTTGTCATGCGAACGGTTGTCTGTTATTCTGTATGCACGCACTTGCGCTGGAGTTAAGGTCGAGGCAATATGTACTGGGACTTTTGCTAGGCCAAGCTCTTTCGCGGCCAGCAATCTTGTATGGCCAGCGATCAGAACCATGTTACTGTCAACGACTAGGGGCTGCCTGAAGCCAAACTCTCTGAGCGACTTGACGACCTCTGGCACCGCCTTTTCGTTCTTGCGGGGGTTCTTCTTATACGGTTTGATCTGGCCGATTGGCATGTCAACTATTTCCATAAGGACTCCCATTCCAATAAAGTTTTTCGGATTTATTTTGATCACCTTTTAAACTGCCTTTAAGCATCGACCTTTTGTCTATCGAGTAAACATTTTTAAATCGGTTATCGCTTATATTATATTCGGAAATATAAACTGGGAAATCCCGCGATGCTGCCCAGTCAAGGAATTTTTTCCTATCGAATTTTCCATAGTCTGATGTGCCTTCATAGGGGATATCACAATAGACAACTGAGTTAGGTAATATATTAATTTCATCATAAGACTTTGCATAAAAGGACAACCGCTCCAACTGCTCCAACTGCTGCAACTGCTGCAACTGCTCCAACTGCTGCAACTGCTGCAACTGCTGCAACTGCTCCAACTGCTGCAACTGCTCCAACTGCTGCAACTGCTGCAACCGCTCCAACTGCTCCAACTGCTGCAACTGCTGCAACCGCTTCAACTGCTGCAACTTTCTTAGATTGTCTATTGATTGCAATTTACTAAGCTCTGACTGGCTCAAATATTTATGCAGAAAATCAGGTATTTTTGTAACCCTATAATGCTCTAATTTTTGTCTCAAATAAATTCTTTTTTGAGTAACAGACTGAGCAATCAAAGGCCATTTATTAAAGCATAATGTTTGCTCAGCCAATTCATCGAATTCGTTAAAGACAACGGCTTGGTGCATAGACTTTTTATATTCTTCTATGTCGCCAAATAAATAATTTTTTTGATTATTCCCAAAACTCCAGATGCACCTGATATAAGCATCGCTATCTTTTTTTGCAAAAAAATCATCACGCGAAACCCATTTCGGCTTGAAAACTGAGTAGTTAAATTCACCATTGATTGCTCGTTTAACCAGATCAACAACGTCACTCTTAATTTCATTGTAATGGAAATAAGAATACTTTTTATGGAAACTATTCATCATGCAATGAGTCATCGAAAAACCGCCGCCGAATAGATCATAGAAATGCTCGGCATTCGGCAGCATCATGCAAAGGCTGGGAGCAATCTTAGCCTTGGAGCCCATGTATGGAATGCCGTAATCACTCATATTTTAACCTTGTAGCCGCGATCATTCATCTCTTGAAATAGCTCGTCAAGGTCACTCATGTCTTTGCATTCAACATGCAATATAGGTTTCTTTTCTGGCTTCTCATCCTCATCTTCGTTTGGTAAATCTGGAATAAATTCTTTATCTTTAAAATCCTCCAGTGAAAAATCCATAAAATGAATATCAAACTTCTCATCCATCTCAAACAGCTCACCAAGCTCCTCATTCAGCAAGGTCACGTCCCATTCGCTTTTGTCATGCGAGCGGTTATCTGCTATTCTGTATGCACGCACTTGCGCCGGAGTTAAGGTCGAGGCAATATGCACGGGCACGTTTGTTAGGCCAAGCTCTTTCGCTGCTAGCAATCTTGTATGGCCAACGATCAGAACCATGCTACTGTCAACGACTAGAGGCTGACGGAAGCCAAACTCTCTGAGCGACTTGACGACCTCGGGCACTGCCTTTTCGTTCTTGCGGGGGTTCTTCTTATACGGTTTGATCTGTTCGATTGGCATGTCAACAATATCCACAAGGACTCCAAAGGTAAAATGTATGGTCAAAAAAAAGACTACAGATAAACGCACAAGGAGTAAAGCACCGAGCACAGATCACCTAAAAGTCGAGACGATCAAGAGCGATGATATTCACAGCGCAGCTGATCTGGTTCCAGAAGGACAGTATCAAAAAATTGTTTACGATTGGAACCATGACGACATAAAAAAAATTTCAGGCATGGCTCGCATCGGTTTGAAAATACCGCAAATTGCAGCTGTTATGGACTGTTCTCAATCCATATTTGATCAGAGAATTGCAGCTGATAAGAAGACATTTGAAGAGGGTGGCGACCCTGAATATAATCTGTATTGCATTTTGGAAAAAGCTAGAGCCGCTGGTGATGGCGCTATAGCCCGCACATGCTATGAGGTTGCGCTCGAACAGAAGCATCCGACGATGTTAATTTGGTTGTCAAAAGTTCGTCTCGGATGGAGAGAACACATCGAAGTTTCAGGTGAGGTTAAGCACACCGTTCTATATGAAACACAGCTTACTGATGGTGTTATCAGACAAGACCAACGCAGCTTAGACAATGGCGATATAATTGATGCAATGATCGAAGAGGTCACGGAGGAAGCATGTCCCAAACCCTTGCCAGACTAAGGATTGCGACGCCGCCGCATTCCACTAAACAGTCACTAATAATGAACGCATTTTTCATCAATGGGATGCAGGAGATCTGGGTCGCATGCGGGACTAAGGCAGGAAAAACGTATGCAGCTAGCAGCGCAATGAGCCTTGCTTTTCCCTTAAAGCAGCAAGCTTTGTGGAGATGGATCGCTCCGGTATATTCCCAAAGTAAGATCGGTTACAAATATATAAAAAGAATTTTACCTCCAGAGCCACACGTCAAAGCAAATGAATCTAACCTATCCCTATACATGCCGCAGATAGATTCGCAGATACAATTTTTCCACGGCCAGTCTCCGGAGTCGATCGAGGGAGAGGCCACGGCAGGCAACGTCCTTGATGAAGCGGCCAAGATGAAAGAAGAAGTTTACGATGCGGTTAAGACCACGACCACGGTCACGCAAGGATTGATACTAGGCATCTCTACGCCTAAAGGAAGGAACAATTGGTTCTATAAAAAGTGCATGGAAGCTAAGGACGAGATGCTTCGTGCAAAGTTTGAAGGACGAAGGCCGAGAAAATTATATATCCACGCGCCTTCATGGGTGAACCCTGCCGTGTCGATGGACGTGGTGAACGACGCCAAGTCCACGATGCCTGAGAGATTGTGGCGTCAATATTATATGGCAGATTTTCTAGCAGATGGATCAGTGTTCGCTAACGTACACAGCTGCTACTGCACAGACTTCCTCGACCTGCCTGAGCAGTTCCTCTGGCTCGAAGATAAGGCTATAGAGCAAGAGGCCGTGATAGGAGTCGACTGGGCACGCAGCGTTGACTTTACAGTCTTCACGGCTATCAATCCAAGGACGCGTAAGACGATAGGCATATGGAGGATGCGAGGCGTTGGCTATCCCGCTCAAATACAACGGTTAAAGCTCTTTGCTGCGAAATTCCTAGACTGCCTCGTGGTCTGGCATGACAAGACTGGAGTCGGGATCGCTTTAGATGACATGTTGCATCAAACTGAATTGCCGTTCCACGGGATCACTTTCACTAATGCGTCAAAGAATGAACTAATGGTGAAGCTCATGCTATCGTTCGAGGAACAATCTATAGGCATCCCGAACATTCCCCATTTGACGGACGAGCTAGACGACATTGAGGTAAAGACAACTTTGACAGGACTTCCCACGTATTCCGCATCCAACGGTTCACACGACGACCTTGTCATGTCACTGGCACTATGCCACGCTGGAATGTTGCAGCATTCGGAAAAAGATTACGGTATCATGCAGCTATAATGTATGGCCGATTTCACCAGAGAAAGAAAATGTATGGACATGAGCATGGACATGCTGGAAACGAAAAGTTTCGAGCGGCTTTTTTCCGGCAGCGATAGCGGTGGTGGAGCTTCGGATCTGAGCACCATGGTCAGCCCACGACTGCTTAAATCAATCTACCAGTCCGAAGATTGGATTTATATTCTGGTCGACAAGATCGCATCGAAGCTCGCTCAAATTCCCTGGCAGGTTCAACGCCAATCGGTTCAAAATGGCGAAGAGATACTTTCGCCAGCATTTGGGCATCCAGTCCAGAAAATGATGGACGAGCCAAACCCGCTACAAACCTCATACGGTTTCAAATATGCCTTGATCACCGATCATTGCGTCACAGGCAATGCCCTGATTTATGTTTCCACGGTTAACCGCTGGCTCGTTCAGGTTCCTACCGAGATCATTCAAATGGACATAGATGGACGTGGCGATCATCGCGGCTACTTCATCGTCGGTGTCGATCCGACTTCGTTCCCTGTCGGGATGAAAATGAAGCTCAAGGCGAGCGATGTGATCCATGTCAAGCGGCCAAACGCATCTTCGGTCTATTGGGGAATGTCGCCTTTAATTCCAGGCGCTAACCCTGCCTTGTTCAATAAATATTCAAACGAATACCTGCTGAATTTCTATCGTAAAGGCGCTCAACCTGGGCTGATATTGGAAATGATGGAGGAGACGAATGAGGTTCAAGCTAAGAAGCTATTACAAAGCCTTGAGACAGCGTACACAGGCCGCTCGAACCAACGCCGAGGAATGGTGCTTCCAAAGGGCGTCAAGGCGAGCAACATCTCTCATACTCTCGCTGACCAGCAGCTCATCACCTACATGCAAAACAACAGAGAAACCCTCATCAATATTTTTGGCGTACCGAAACACGAGCTTTCAATTGCTGACTCCGGCTCTCTCGGCTCAGAAGAATATAAGACTGCTCTAAAGAATTTCTGGCAAGGTCCGCTCATGTCGATCGGCTCGATGTTCGATACGGCATTGACAGCACGGTTAAAGCCTCTGCTCGGTCAGGGTTATGTGATCAAATTGAACTACGGCGGCGTGCCTATCCTGCAAGATGATCTCAAGGCAAAGGCCGACATGGCAACCGCGCTGCTATCGACCATGACTTATAACGAAGTGCGACAGCGCGTGTGGAAAATGGAACCGATTCAAGGCGGAGACATATTAAGAGATCTTGTACCCAAGGCACCGCCTAGCTTTGGTGGATTCTCATTACAATCCACACCAGCTCCAATAGCGCAACCGACTACGCTTGAGCAGCTCGGTGCAGAGATCGACTACCGAGAGCATAACGCTAAGGCGTTCGAGACTTATGCAGCTTCAGAAAAGGGCGATTGGTATCGCAGATCACGCGAGCATATAAACGGAAAATCCAAAGAGTCGATGGCAGAAATTGAGAAGCTCTGGCTTGGCATCCTAGAGGATCAAACCGTTGATGCGGTTAAGATTGCTAAGAGCCTCATGGAAGAAAAAGCAGCGAAGGTTCCAAACAAGGCAGAGCTTAAGAAGCGTATCGAAGAGGCGATGGCAAAATATGAAAAGAAATGGATCGACGGTTATCTCAAGACTTTGGATAAACACATTGATCTGGGATACGATACAGTATTGGCCGTTCCCTTCAATAAACCCTATGAAGAGGGAATTGCTGCTATTCGAGCAAGAAATTCCGATAAAAGTCGCACCACGTTGGAAGCGCGTGGCATCAAAAACTTTTCTGAGATTAGTAAAACAACAACTGACAAGATCATGGGAACAATCGAATCAGGACTTACAGATGCACTAAGCATAAGCGAGATCGCTCAAAATATCGTCAAGGATGGAGCGAACGCAGCTGGTCGCGCTCTTACCATCGCAAGGACTGAAGTCCTTACAGCGAACAGCATTGGTGAAGCAGCCGCGATGAAGGACGCTGCGGAGGTCATACCTGATCTGGTCAAGGTATGGATCAACTCTGATGACGATCGAGTCAGAGGAAATCCTGGCGGATTGTATCCTGACTCCGAAGCCGATCACTGGAAAATGCAGGGGCAAATCCGAAAGTATGACGAACCATATTCAAATGATTTATTTTATCCGCGCGACACGCAAGGACCAGCTGGCGAAGTGATCAACTGCTTTCCTGCTTATATCAATGTGAATGCAACCGGAGTAGAAAAATCATTCCAGAGATTCTATTCTGGACCAATGATTACCATTGATCTCGAAAGCGGTGGAAGCCTTACCGCAACACCTAATCATCCTGTATTGACCACGAAAGGATGGGTTGCTATTGGAAAACTTACAAAATTCCATAGCTTGATTAAGGCAGGGAAGCTCAATAATATTGTTTCCGACAATATGGATATACAAAATATTGAGTCCAGATTTGATAAGGCTTTCAGTTCTTTTAACAATCCTGGGAATATTGTGAGGAAAAGCGGAAGAGTTATGGACTTCCACGGCGACGGAACCGCACATAATGTCAATATTAAAAGATCCGTAAGCAAATTGAAGGATAGGGTTAAGCCCAGATTTACTGAGAAAAGCGTAAACTTCAGCCTCTCCAATTCCAACCTTACTCTTGGTTCTGGCCTTAGTGACAGCCGATTTAATAAGCCTCTCAGTCGGGTCGGAACCTCTCATAGCAGCGTTCGCTCCAGCAACTTGCTGGAGTCTCCTATCCTTATCGAATCCTTTCCACTTGAGGATTTCGGCATCGCTTCTGCTTCTTTGGGTGAATCCATTTTCATTCAAATGCCTGACAATAGTCGACCTGCCGAATCCAATTTTCTTGCTGATCTCAATTATGGGCATTTGCTGTCTGAAGTGCATATCGACAATATCATTAATGTCGATGTTAAAAAGTTTTCTGGCCATGTCTATAATCTCCAGACTGTTCCAGGGTGGTATCTTGCAAATGGATATGTATCACACAATTGTCGCTGCTCGCAGGTAGTAGTTTCTAAACAGGACTTAGGTGAATTTGATTTCAAACGATAAGGATAAGAAAATGCTATTGAAGCTGCTCCAAACTTGCGACGTTGACTTTAAGGTGAAGGCACTCGAAGACGGTTCGGTCTATCTTGAGGGATGGGCTAACAAAGCGGTCGTCGATAGAGGCAAAGACTTGATTGGGAAAAAAGCGTGGAATGTAGAAAACTACAAAAAGAATCCGATCATGCTTTTCAACCATGACCATTCAAAGCCTATCGGCAAGATGCTATCGGTCGAGGCCAAAGACGAAGGGCTCTATATCAAGGGTCGCATCTCGAATAGCAAAGACCCAGAGATCAGCCGCATCCGCGACCTGGTCAAGGAAGGGATTTTAAATTCCCTATCGGTTGGCATTATGGTTTCGGACGAAGAACAAAAAGACGGGGTTAACGTAATTAAATCCGTAGAGCTGCACGAGTGCTCGGTCGTCGCGGTGCCGATGAACCAGGATTCCCAATTCACGGTTAGCGCGAAATCAATGAAGGGCTCGCTCTTAGATACGCTTGAGCTTATAACTGGTGCAGTTGGTTTCAAGGATGTCGAAAAGTGCTGTCACATTCTCCATTTGGAGAATGTGGTTTACCATTCGGTTGATGAGATAGCAGGCAAATTGGCTGACGAATGCAAAATACCAATCGAAGAGACAAAGCAGTTTATTCGGATGAAGCTGAAGGAGACACCTCCACAGATCAAGGAATGGCTGCTTAAAGAGTGCATGCCGTCGGAGGAAGAGATGAAGGCCGAAGATCCGATGGATGGCAAAGCTGTCATGACAGTCATCGTACCGAAGGCATCATTTGCGAGCATGGAGGAGCTTCAAACGTGGGCAATCGATAGCGGTTGGAAGGTCGATGCGATCACCGAAGAAGGTGACAACTATTTGTTAGGACAAAATTCTGCTGATGCGTTTGAAGAAGAAATGAGTACAATCGACATGGGAGATGGAGTCAGTGCGGTTGTCGGAGTATTGAAGGCGGTTGAACCGCCTCCAGAAGAAGTCGAAGAAACCGTTGTCATTGCTGAGGAAGAGCCCGAAGATGAAACGGTTAAAGGCTTGCTTGACGACGAGAATCCACTGAGTCAGCCGATCACCGGCAACACAGCAGCGAACGTCGAAGTCAATCCAACTATGGACCAAGCCAGACAGACTAATGTATTATTAGCAAACATGGTCATGTTGTTACAGCAAATGCTGGAAAAAATGGATACTGTGTCTAAACCGGATCTGATGAGTACGACCGAAGTAGTTCCAGTGGAACCGGAGATCACTCCGATGAAGTCTTATGGAGATCCGGAGGACACACTAGAAGACCAGAACATGATCAAGACGATGGAAGATTTTATTTTAAAAACGGGTCAACGCCTCAGTCAGTTGGGGCTCTAAAAAAATAATAAGGAGTTTTTCGAAATGGTTTTAGCAGCCAAAACGCTTGAGGATCTGACCAAGTCAATGTCCGACATTAATTCCCAATTGACCACGATGGAAGCACGGCAGAAGGCTTCCGATAGCGATACTCTAGCCGCTATCTTTCGTGGCAGCCAAGCTCCAGTTGGTCGCAGCTCTGACGAGTCGCGTGCTCTTAAATTCTTTGGAGCTTCAAGTCCAGCGCAATTGCTGAACGTGAACACTGGCCACCCTCGTTATAAGAATGTTCCAGCAGAAGTGAAGCAGACCGTTATCGACCTTAAAGAGTCGGTTAATACCGCTCGCTTCATCTCTCAGCAATTTCATGGCGAGCCTCTCGATAAGATCGGTGCGACTGCCGAGAATGATCGAGTCGCCAAGGTTAAAGGAATGCTCGATACTAACTACGGTCGAAACGAATTGAGTGCTCGACTTAAGGCGTTCGGATCAACCGTAAGTGGTGGCGGTGATGAGTGGGTTCCAACACTACTTGCCTCGGCATACATAGAAGAGTATCAATTGGCTCGCGTCGTCGAGGATAAGTTTCAAGAAATTCCGATGGCATCAAACCCATACGAGATGCCGACTCAAGGCGGAGTGACCAAGGCGCGAACCATCGCTGAAAATACTCAGATGACTGGCGCAAATTTCACTACTGGTAAGATGACCTTCACCGCGATGAAGTTCGCCGAGTACTACATAATTCCAGAAGAGTTGAACGAAGATAGTGCGCCTGCTATTTACCAACTCGGAACGCGCGAAGTAGTTGAAGCTCAACGACGAGCGGTTGAGGCGGCGATCCTCAATGGTGATAACGATGGAACTCACATCGACTCCGATACTCAAGCACTCGGTGCTGACGTTGCAGAAAAAGCCTGGAAGGGCTTACGCCGTCAGGCTTTGGCGAACTCAGCAAATAATGGAACCACTGATTTTTCTAACGCAGTCGTTACCGAAGCGAACCTTCGCGTGATGCGTCAGCGCATGAAAAAATTCGGTGTGAATCCAAGCGAGCTTATTTTCTTCGTTGATCCAGTTGCCTATAATCAAATGATGGTTCTTACTAATGTATCGACCATCGAAAAATACGGGCAGGCAGCTACCGTGGTGACAGGCGAGCTTGGCCGCTACCAGGGTGTGCCAATCGTGATCAGTGAATTCATGCGCAGCGACCTTAACGCGACTGGCGTTTACGATGGTGTCACTGTCACTCGCTCAGGACTTCTGCTCGTGAATATGCGCCGTTGGTATCTCGGTATGCGCCGTCCGATTCGCGTCAAAATCCAAGAGGATTTGCCTGGCCAGGATCGTTGGTTGCTTGCTTCGTATCAGCGCAAAGACTTTCAAGGCTTCGCTCAAAGTGCGAGCGAAGTTTCCGTGTCTTACGGCTTAAACATTTCTGTCTAACCAATCTGAGAATTAAACTCGGAGAGAGGCTAACTGCCTCTCTCCTTATATTGTATGAGCCTATAAAATGGCCGAAGATATTCTCAGGCTTGGACAGTTTGAATCGAAAGCTATCGTTGCCTTGGAGACAAGGCCGGTAGGCGTTTACATTCAAAAAATGGCAGTCGCAGGTAACTCGATCCTCTCAACGGTTTTCGTTGAGTCGCTTGGAGCTGGCGGATCTGTCTTAGTAGAATATTTTGACTATGGTGTCGGCTCGGATGCTGGCGAAATAGTTACTCTCAATTCTCATGTGCCAGTATCGACAGCGGTCACCTCAGATCGAATCCTGGTCACCAACTTCCACGATAAGCCATACATCAAGATGACCGTGACCGGAGCTTCAGTGCGCTTCGGTATCTACGCTTCGGTGGTTCTGAGCACAGCCTCGGACATCGACAACGCCCTAAAGAAAGATGGCGAGACGGTTATCCTTGCCTCTGACAAGGGTATTCCGCAGGTCATCTATGATACGGTTGCCGGTGAATGGAAGTTTGCGATCGGTGAGGCCGGGGTCCAAGACGTTAATATTGTCGGTTCAGTTTCCATTGCTGATAACGGTTTGCCCGTGTTCTTCGAGGCTTCAACCGTGACGACTCCAGGAATCCTCCAAACGCTGCTATCCTACACGGTTCCTGTTTCAAAAACGCTCAACCTACTCCAAGTCTTATTGACGTGCAGACAAGAGGCTTTGTTTCAAATCTATGGCGATGGAAACTTGATCGGATCTGGCAGGACGGGAGCAGCAAGCCCTAATGTTAATTTTCCTTACCGTGTCGCAAGGTCATATGTTTCTGGTAAGATAATTGAGATTAAGTCGACTGCTCGGAGCGGTTCCGTAGCGGCAGATATTGAATGCTACGCTCAGGGAACACTGAGCTAAGAAAGGTTGAAGCAATGGCAGATCCACGAGAAAGTTTTGCTACGTTAGAGGACAGCAGTACTGGTGCAGGCGAGGCGCTCATCTCAAGAGTAGAAGGTGAAGCCGCCGCCGCGCAAGCTGGTTCCATCGGATTTAGTTTCAAGGATAGTTCTGGAAATGTGATCTTGCCTGCTCTTAATGCTGGTGGATTCATCCAGACCACGATCGTGTTTCCTTATAACGAAGGCGATGCAAGTGCAGGCGTCGATGGTCTTGTCGGATTCGTGTATAAGGATTCGTCTGGTAACCTCGTACTTCCACAGCTTGACTCTGCTGGAAATATCAAGGTAGTTGTCGATCATGCTTCGGCTCAAGGCTCGACTTCGGCTGTCGATGGTTCGATTGGATTTGCTTACAAGGATTCAAGCGGAAACCTTGTTCTGCCTTCTCTCGATACTGCCGGAAACATCAAGGTAACTTTCGCTGACAGAACTTGCCTCAAGTCTCCTGCTGGTGAGCTTGCAACTGGTAGTGCTTCGATTGTTGCCGTTACTGGTGCTTCGATCACCCTTGCAGTTTCTACTGTTTACGACAATATCGGATTTATCTTTTCAAGCCGAAGAGATTCTTTGTTCCAATTGATTCAGACTGATGACGCCACGGTAACTGTGCTTGCAGAATTTATTGTTGGCGCTGGTCAGTATACTGTAGTCGGAGAGCTGCATTGCTTCAAGATTACAACGGGCGCGACAGGTACTCAGACTTTGTCGGTTAAGGCGAAAAACTTCGAAGCTCTGTCTAGTCTGCGGGCTACGATCACAGCTCAAGTTGCTTAATTAAGTTGGGCTGGGGAATTGTCCCCAGCCCTTTGAGGTCTTATGGTTGACTTAGCTCCAGAATTTGAAACCACTGATTCGGTTGGGCCTGGCCAAAAAACTATGGCTCTGTCTAGTCCTGTTGTCATTGCGAGCGATCAGTCTGCGATACCGATCAGCGCAGCTTCATTGCCTCTGCCTACCGGAGCGGCCACAGCAGCAAATCAAGTAACTGAACTAGCAAGCCTAGCTTCTATTGATGCAGGAATCCCAGCTGCTCTCGGCCAAACTGTTATGTCAGCTTCCATGCCCGTGACTATGGCTTCTAATCAGCCCGCAATAGCAATAAGCGGAACGGTAACGGCGGTTCCAGGCGATGGATCGAAAACGACTTATTCCGCTTGCGCGAGTGGGATTGTGCCTGCTGCTGCGACGACTGACATTTTGACTATCACTGGTAGCGCGTCCAAGACAATTAGAATCACTATGATAACAATTTCATGCACTACTACAGCAGGTTCTGGTTTCTCAGCTAGCTTGACAATGGTTCGTCGCTCAACTGCCAATACTGGCGGAACATCAACAACTATAACAGCCGGGTTACATGACACGACTAATGCTGCTGCAACTGCTGTTGTTAGGTCATATACCGCTAATCCATCGGCTCTTGGCACTGCAAATGGAGTTATCCGAGCCCATAGATTTTCAATTAGTACAGCAGGTGGAGCCGGAAATATTGGCCCCCTTAACTTATGGGAATTTGGAAATAGGCCAGCACAAGCAATAGTATTGCGAGGAACAGGGGACATGCTCGCTATCAATTTAGGCGGTGTAACAATCACTAGTCCAATTCTTTCGGCAACTATTGAGTGGACGGAGGAATAGCAATGCAGATGAATTTAGATTGGGCGGTATTTAAATCAGTTTGCACGGCGCGTTCCCTGTCGATGCAATATATCGACATGACCGGATCATATGCGTTAATGGCATTCGACGATTGTTTTGAAGTTTGCTGCAACCTTGTTGAGAGTGCAGACATAACGGACTTTGAAACCAACTATAAAGCAACGGGTAACAAACCTCCTGTAACTTTGACAGCTCCATTTGCTGCCAAGACATTTGGAACAAAAAGGCTTTTTGCCAGAAATACTGGCAAGGCTTTCACGATAACGACTGGAAGCAATGATCTGTCTTATACCATGACATACGCATGGGCTAAGATCACTGGCCTAGAGTGCATCGGTGCTGAGATTGGCGACTATGCAGAGCTAAGGGTATATGACAACTCTTCCGGGACTTACTCAGGGGTTCCTAATGCTCTATTGAATCAGTTTGGCTACACGCTCTACATGGCGAAAGATTATTATGCTCGTAGTTCGCAATTCGATTCAGATATTTATGCAGGCATGGTTTTAAAGATAACCTACAATTCAATTTCAAATAAAAATATCTATCTCAACTATTTGATTAATGAGGTCAAGACTTGAACCTAAGACTATCCATTTTAAAAGCTGCACTGCCAATATCAAAATGGATAGCTAAGAGGCATTCGCCTTTTAGTCGTAAGCTCATAACCGAAGAGCATGTTGAAGACTTCAAAAAAATATACTGTCCTGGCCTCGTCCTTATTTCTTCTACATATGGAGAGCTTGCTAATTGGTTTATTCCTGGTCAATTTTCTCATGCTGCTATTCTTGGTAGCTCATACATTAAAAGCGATATAATTGAAGCTCGCACAACTGGGGTCTGTTATACAAAGCTCTACAATTTTTTCATGACCAAAGACAGGGTGGTAGCTCTAAGGCCATTATTTTGTGATCTAGCTGGCATGAAGATAGCTGCAATATATGCAGAAAATGCTATTGGAATGCCTTATGATTATTATTTTAGTCCAAGCAATGATGCTTTTTATTGCTCAGAACTTATAGGCTACGCTTACAGCCGCTTCGGAGTTTGGACTAAGCGCATGACAATGGGAATTGAAACGATCGTGCCTGACGATTTCTATCTCTCAGCTAAATCAAAACAGCCGAAATGGGAAATCGTATGGGACTCAGCTCTTGCTAAATGACGTAAGCTGATCTAAATTTGACAGGACAAAATCTTAACGGAGTACCTCATATGCGGTTAAAAGCTACCATCGGAAAAATAGACTTTGTGCCAATGATCAAAAAGCCAAGGATGTGGATCTCGCCTGCCTGCCTTGTCAACGGTTCAATCCTTGATGTAGAGCCCGAGATTGGCTACCAGCTGCTAGCAACCTATCCTGGCTGCTTTCAGCTATTGGTCGAAGAAGAAGCTGCTCCAGTAAAACGCAGGAATAAAAAGGTCGAGGAAAGTGATATTGTTCACGGTGCAACGGCCAGCGACTTTACGATAGCAGAGGCATAACATGGCATTAGCTACTCTGACACAGCTTAAGACGCAACTCGGATTCAAAGAATCAGACACGCAGTTTGATACCAAACTGACTATGTTTTTGAACGCCGGTTCAAGCTGGGTCGAGAGCTACTGTAACCGCATTTTTTCCAGCGCCTCCTATACCGAGCTTTTCCACGGGAACCGCACGAACCTGTTGAACCCGAGGCAGTGGCCGATAACCGCTATCACCGAGCTCCGAATCTCAGGGGATCGCGCCTGGTCGGATGCTACTACCCTTGTCGATTCGACTGACTATGGGATCACAACCGATGCGATCGGCCTGACCTATTACGGTTCACTGCCTTTAGGTTATGACAATGTGCGTCTCATATATGTCGCGGGTTATGCAGCAATACCCTCAGATATTCAGATGGCGACTCTGTGGGCTGCCGAGTGGTTCTACCTGCATAACAACCGAGGCGACTCAGGGCGAACATCGGTCGGCAAGCAGGGCGAGTCGATCGGTATCCTTGCTGAAGTACCTCCAATGATTAAGACACTGCTCCAGCCTTATAAACGGTTCGAGCTTCCTTCCTCTGGATTGGCGGTGGCACACGGATGAGCATCTATACGGTTATCGAAAAAATAAAGGTCATGAGGCAGGCCACAGATCCGAGCAGCCCAGAGCTTAAGAAAGCTTTGACTCGGATCGGTGGCGTTCTTCAAGGCACCATGCGAATGAATATCGTTCGCATGAAGGCGGTCGATAACGGCGGCTTGCTCAATTCAATTCAGTATCAAATCGACGACCAGACCTTGAGCGTTGGTAGTTACGGAATTACTTATGCAGCAAGGAATGAATTCGGCGGCCCAATGACTC